TTACCAATTACAACTTAGTACCTTGTTAAACCAACTTTTATTTTCAAATTTTTTGGTCGCAATATGCGCTACAGTGGGGACATCGATACCAATGAGCGATGCTAAGTGAATTTTTATGAGCGTTTTAAGTTGGGGCCCCGCGAGCTTATCAAACTCACTAAGTAATTCTTTACTCTGCTTTTCAGTCAGTTTAATGCCCTGCGCATATTGATACGCAGAATAGATCCAAAACAAATAGGCTTTTTTAGACTCGTCAGGGTATTCGTTAGAAAGCTCAGAAATATGTGGATGTAATCGTAAGAAATCAATATTTTTATTAAGCAAAACAAAAGTAAACAGCAAATTCATACCAGAGTTTATATGCCCAGAGTGATTGTTTGCTAATTGAAATGCCGACAATGCTTCTCGAAAGCGTGTTTCGGCTTCTTTTATATTGCCTTGGTCCATTGCAATAGTCCCAAGGTTGTTTTTAATTGTTGCCATAGCCCGCACGTCATCAAGTCTCATAGCAATGTTGCCTGCCTCTATATAAATAGACTTAGCAAGAGCATAGTCTTTTTTATATCTGGCGACGATAGCACTACTTATCAGTAAGGAAACCCGTTGGCTCGACTTATCTGCATGTTTTAAAGCGCATGAAAAAACATGCTGCGCGGCGTCAAAATAGTTAGTCTTTCTCAGCCAGATACCCGTACCACTCAATATTGTCACTATTTTGTTGGCAAAAGCAGGTTTATCGTCCAATTTAAACAAGGTCTCCAATATAGGATCGATGTCATCAAGATAGTTTAATGTCAGTGAAGTTCGTAATTTCAATATGTAGAATGCGACTTGCTGCTCATCAGGTAGCTTTTCAACGTGAGGAATTTTATTGAGGATAGCTAAAGATTGTTCGGGATCTGAACGCATAAAATACTGTGCACGAGAGATTTCATATTCAGCATCTGAATTAGATGACGCCATACTCAATGTACTCATTATCATACAACAGTAGAAAACCAATAACGAAGCAGCTTTGTACAACAAGAAACATCCATAGGCAGATTCTGAATAATGATAATTATAGGATGTGCAATAATATGGTCAAGCTTAACGTTTCTTTAAAGTCCGATACTGTCTAGTATTGGACTTTAAAGTTACTGGGGTATTAAAATCGCGGTTGCTACACATAAAGATATTCAACGGCCCATAATTTACGTTATGTTAAATTGTGTTGGGAGGCATAAATGCTTGTACTCATATGATGAGAACTCAAAATGACCTCTTGTTCTTAAATAAGCTTTACATTCTGTGATGTGGCTTTATATAGTGTGTAACTGTAAGGGGTTGTTCATTTCTAGATTTGAGTGAGATTAGAATTTTAAGATTTGATTGCTTTGAAGCCCCTATTAACTAAGGACTTCGAATATCCTAGCCTTAAAAATCCTCAAAATCAAATTACGTTTGTTTTTAGACAAAACCTACCCATTTTGACTCATTCTGCGATCATTCCTGCTCATTTGACGTTAAGAATTAGATCGAAATTCGCCGTTTTAAATTGAGTTTAAATAGCCTTTAAACGCACATTAAACACGGTTTAAATCTTTTGGATTGCTACCACACGATTAAAATCACCGTGTATTTGCACGGTGATGACCACACCGTTTAGTTCTAGCTTAACCACGCTTGTATTGAACGATACATATGTACCAGCTTGAACAATGGTCATTAGCTCGGTTGCTTTTTCATAACCTAATACATTTATAGCGCTCATCATTGCGTGGTGTTCTATGACGATTAACGTGCTTTTTGTTTTTGGAGACTTAGCTATGACTTTCTCGAATACATCGCTTTGCATATGGCCTAAAACAAACACGGTACCAGAATCTGTTTTGCTTAGGGCTTGTTTTGCAGCAGCCGTTGCCAATTGCTCTTTAAAATAGCTTTCGCCTTGGTTTATGATCTCGTTAAAAATGGGGGTTGCTACTTCTCGTAAATTCTTATCTAAGCGCCCTAACATTTCCCCCGTTGATTTGTCGGCACCTAACCATGCTTTGCCTGGGTTGTAATTCCAACCAAGGTCAATGCCTGGTAGCTTCTCTAATTCTTCGCCTGTTTCAGGGTCTGCAACTTTGAATGGTCTTAGCAATGGCTCGACTACGTGATCAGGTGTAACCGTTAGGCCCATACGCTCGATATCTGCATCGCTTAAGCTCACTACTTTACAGCGGCACATCCAGCCATTTGGCGGATAATGTGAGTCCCAAAACTTATGATCCAACGGTAGTAATATATAGTGCCACTGTTGGTGCTTTGGCCTTACTCGTTGATCACCTGCTGTTAAATACAGTAAATATGGCCTGCGGTGCTTTATACGTTCTTGCTGTTGCCAGCGGCCCGCTGCACGTGCTGTATTTTTATTGTTTTGATAGATAACTTGAGTGCGCCAACCTCGTTTACCATTGTACGACCACCCATGCTTTGCTACTACTTCATCAAAGCGTTTTCTAAAAGACGTGAGCGTCTCGCCTTGTTCAATAGACGCTACCACTGACTTATATAAGTCATCTAAAAGCTGTGTTTTGGTTGCACCTGCTACTGTAAACGCCCGAGCATGAATATGGCCCAGTAGATCCTTGTATGATTCTGTTGGGATTTGGATTTTTTGCTTTAGGTGTGAAATGGCCTCATCAAACTTAGTGAGTCGGCCATACTGGGGAGAAAAACTAGGCATAAGCGCCCTACTTAAACTTGTTTAACAAGCTATTGGTTTTGTCTTTTGAGCCTTGGCTTGAACCATAGAAAAACTGCAGTATTGCGCCAAGTGTGGTACCAAGTAAAAAGCCCAAAACAGTATCTGCATAACGTGTTGCTGGCGGTGCAATATCTATAAAGGTAATACAGCCTATATATATGAAAGTCGATACAGTTAAAAACCATGCATATTGATACACAAAGCGCTTTGCAACTTTGTCATCTTGATCAAGTGCATTGCTTTGCATTTTTCTCGCACTATCTACATTCTTGAATGCAATCTCAGCTAAATTCTCTTCTTTATTTAATACCGCAAGTCTAAATTGGGTTTTTAACTCATCATTTTTGCTGATCCTATCTAATGCTTGCGCGGGGTCAGTTTGGCCAGTTAGGGTTTGCGCCATATCAACGACTTTAGACGCGACAGCAGCACCATTGTCGCCACCAATCCAACGACCTATTTTGTCGTCTAAACCTGTGAGCTTCGCTATACCAAGTGCAATTGTTATAGGGTCCATACATCACCTCACAGCTTTGCTATATCAAGAGAAACGACGTTGTCGTTGCCGTGTTCATCTTGTTTGTAAAAGCGAATAAAACGACAACTGTCTATTGCTGTTACAGACTCGGCAAGAATGTCCATAGCTCGCTGCCACTTGCCCGTATCATCTGAGATTTCAAGCCTGCGTAAGCTTAATATGCGTTGCGGGTTTATAGTTCCTTGCTTGTCTGTGGAAAACACCTTATTTACGATGGCTCGAATGTTCTGATTACCGCCCTCAGTCCATTCGTCTAAGCATTGGTCTATAAGTTCTTTGGCTAGTTGCAGCTCTGGGCCAAGTTCTATACGCTCTTGCGACTGTATTTTTACCGCCAGCTTATTATCGAAGGAACGCAGCGTGACATTGCCCTTTTTGCCACCTAGATTTACATCATACTCTTGAGCCAGTAGCTCCATGAAATTATCAGCCTCTTCCATTTGTTGACGTTTGAACTCAGCCAGTTCCGCTTGCTGCTTTTCAGCCAATACCACGGCTTTTCTAACAAATTCATCCTTAATTAGGTCGGTTTGTTTAATGTTTTCAAGCGCAACTAAGTTACCTTTGCCGTCTTTCATGTAACCGTCTGGTATATCAGTCATTGTTTATCTCCGCAGTGTTGGCTTCATCCATCCCTTGCAAAAACTCAAGCTCAAAAGCTTTGCTTGCCACATCGGCCAGCGCGCTTGAGCTGATATTTGGGAATTCAGAAATGATTTTTTGTTTTAGTTCATCGAGCGACTCTGAGCCTTTTGCAAACTCAAAAATTTTGGTAATTTCTGTGTGTGTTGCTTGGTCAAATTCGTCGAAGTGGGTTACATCTGTGTGGTTGTGGTCCTTAGCTACAAAGTCCTGTTTTGCAGCGGTGGCAATTCCAGCGCCGTCGTCTTTTATTTCCAGTAATTTTTGGCCGTCTTGAGGCTTTGGAACACCCAGTGTTTTATAGGCATAGTCTTCGGTGACAGATATGAGCTTTCCAGCTTCACGAATGTAGCTTACCGTATCTAAATTGATGTCTTTTTTGTCACGCCAGATGTATTTGGGCGGCTCGCCACCCTCAAAATTAACGTTGTGAATGGTTTCTAATATTTGGTTTCGGTAACTTGAAACAAGCGCCCTATCTGCACGTTGGTTTTCACCCGCACGTTTAGCGTGGGTTTCGCTTGCAGCGCGTGCACCACCTGACTTTTGCTCAGTCGCCAATGTTTGAGAGGTGATAGCCTTACTCATTTCGGCGTTACAAAGGTCTATTAGCTGCTTTTGTACTGGCTCGCCGCTCAGTTTGCTTTCAATGATCTCAATGGATGCATCGTTCTCAATCACCGCAATACCATCAGTGATCAGCTTGGCTAAGCCTTCAATCAGCTCACTTATCTCTTTATCGGTAGCGCCTTTTTGGTATTTACCGACAGGAAACGGAACACCAAAACGCTCGCACAATTGCACGAAGAATTTAAAGCCGCCATGCTTAAACATCCAAGGCCAAAAGCAGCTACTCAATAGCGCAATACCGTAAGGGTTATCGGCCTCTGGCATATGCCTAACGCACGTCCAGCGCTGATCTGATAATGGTTCGCCTTGTGGGTTTTCTTTAGTGCGTAATAACAGTTCGTGATCAGGGGTGAACACAAACCGCTTTGATGGCCACATTTCAATTTTGCTGGGTAGCCAACTGTTGTCTGACTTTTCAAATGCGCCTAGGTGCGTAACCGAGAACCCGCGTAAAATTGCGCTGTAATTGTGCCAATCAATATCCATCCATTCGGTGTTGATGGCGGGTTTGCGAGCCATGAGTGACTTGGCGAGTTCATAGCTTTTTTTGCTCGCAGCGTCATCGCCACCTGGTACCAGCTCGGCATTGAATGCAAACATACCCGAACGCAGTGAACGTAGCTCACCAATCACATGGGCATCACGAGAAATCTCATCGTAAACAAGCGCTGATTTGCCCGCCTTACGCAAAATCTGGTCGGGGTTTGGTAGCTCGCGCATCATCGCCCATGTATTTGGGTCGCTTTGGTTCATGTTGAACATCTTTTGTAATGCGCGATAACCCTTATAACTTAAATGCGGCTTAGACATGGTAGCCCCCTATTGATTTTGTAACTTTTCTACTGCGTACTTTGGGCATACCGCCAGCGCCCGTGCTGGCAATCATCCATAAGATAGATAGAGCACTACTTAGGTCATAGTGATGGGTGCTTTGTTTACTGGGCCAGTTCTCTAGCTCATCTATAAGCAATGTGCATTTTGAGTGAAAAGCGATTTGGGCAGGTTCATTAGTCACGTATGGTTCAAGTGCTTCTATGCGTTCCTCTTGGCTAACCGTTGCAGTGACCCCTCTTAATGGCAAGGCGATTTGCTGGTCTAGCCCGCGCTTTATGTAGTCATGACGCATGTATTCAAATGCGGTATTGTTTTCAAAGCCCCATACGATGCAATTAAACTCACGTTGAAATCTGATTAGGTCGTTCAATAACTTACTTGTACCGCGTACTTTTCGACTTTCTGCTTCTACATGAAGCTTGCCAAGTTCTGGGGCATAAAACCCAACCAGCAGTGCACTAGGGTCAGCTTTTTGGGTTTTACCCATTGACGGGTCACAAGCGCCGTATGGCTTCCATAGGTTTAGTCGGTTAACCCACGTCTCAAACTGATAAAAAATTTGTTCTTCATCCGATTTTGCAATGCCTTGCATTTCTCGGTTAAATTCGCGCTTGTTTGATGCCCACATTTCCATTGTTTTATATAAAGAGCGAACGCTGGGCCAACTTGTTTTCGCTCCCTTACTCATTGCGCGCTTGTTCTTAAGCCAGAATTTAAAGCTAGGTTTATCTTTGGTGCTAACTGCCTCACCATTTTTTGCTGCGCGTTTCTCAAACTCTTTATCCTCATAGAGCATGAGTTCTCGGCACTCCTTCCAAAGCTCCATGTTATCTGGATATTGCGTGATAGCTTTAAATCTATGAACGATGTGACCAGGCGCGTTTTCAGCACGAGAAATAGGGTCATCATTGTTAAGTACCGTGTTAATGCCGAGAAACTTTACGGAGCCATCAGGTGGACCAAGGTATTGAACCGCAGCCTCTAAAAACCCCCAACGATTGTCTCTCTCGGTAGGTGACTTAGCTTCTTTGTCAGTGATAATGTCGTCAGATAGCAAAAGCTTAGGACGGCTAGCCCCGTGGAATGTCCCCCTTACACCCTGTTCAGCACCTCGGCTTTCAAACCGAACGCCTTGAGCTGTAACAAACTCGCCAATTTTCCATGTATTTGATGTAGTGCACACTTCAGGGAAATCTAATGCTAGGTTGTTATTGTTGAGTAATTCAGTTTTCACAACCTCTAACGTTTTTGCTGGCATTTTTGCTTCAGCACCAAACAAAATGACGTTATCAATGAATTCTTTAGGACGGATTAGGTTAAGCTCTTCACATAGCTCTACATCTTGTCTTAGGGCTTGAATACACACATATACTGGCGCAATTTTCGCCGCCAATGTACTTTTACCTTCGCCACGTGGCGCAACAAACCAGTTTTTCCAACCATTATCGAGTTCAAGCGCTTTAGGGAACCACTTCATAAAATAAGCTTGAAACTCGCTGGCCTCTTGCCCTTCATCAAGCCACATATGGTGCGGAAAATACGTATAAACAAAAAACTCAAAATCACCGCCTAGTACACGTTTTCGGCGCTCTAAAATAGCCTCTGGGCTTGGGTCTATATTGCGCTCTTTGGCTTCGATATCACGGCGTAGCGTGCCGGCTATGTTTTCGAGTTCTTGTAAAAACTCTTTGGAGTTCATATCTGCCATTAGTCGTCTAGCTCTTTGTCTAAACGTGGGCCGAATGCGTGTAGGATTTGCACTAGCGCTTCTGCAAATTCAGGGTGATGAGACGATACAAACTGAGCAAGCTTTTTAATTACCTCGGCCGCAATAGCGCGTTTTTCTAAGCGTTTGTTACCACCGCTATTTTTCATCACCTTATACATCATGTCATTTAATGAGTTGAGTGCTTTTAGGCGCTGTTCTAACGTCAGTTCGCCGCTTTGTTGCTTGAGTAGATTGAACGTTTCATTAATTTGGATGGTAAATTCTTCGATGAAATCTTGCGTAAATTCCCCTGCTGGCCCTACAGATTTGCGCGCTGCAGCACGGGCTAAATCCCAATCGTCACCGTCGGCTTTGGCCTCAGCTTTCCAACGTCTTGCAGTGCCATCAGCCACACTATGTTTTATCGCTGCAACAGATAACGCCAATAGCTCGTTTACATAGCTATGACGCACGGCGTTTTTAATATCTAAACTGTGGGCCATGTTATCCCCCAGTTTTTATTTTTAGAATTTCGACAGCAATTGCGACAGCTAGACTTGTTGCGCCGCCGATACCAGCCATTTTAATTCGATTTTTAGTGACTTGTGTTTCTACCTTTTCAACACGTTGCTCTATACCATCGACCCGTTTAGTGAGGTCGTTTTTAATTGTTGTCACTTCTTTTAAAATCGCGGTTTGTGTTGCTTGAATTTGGCCTATAGATTGGAACAACAGATTCTCTTGCTCAGGACTCATAGCTGCCACTCCCCTGTCGCCATTTGCTCGGCCAGTTCGTCGGCGCGACTGCCTACCTGCACGGCCCAGCGCGAGTTGAGCATTTCAAGTGCAGCAGTGTCCCATTTGCCAGCCTCAACGGCCGCAATTGTGTTTTTGAATTTCAGTAGGCCAGTAATGCCAAGATTGAAAGCCATATTGACCAATACTGCTTTGCGGGCTGGGTTACACTTTGATGTGTTGATGTTGCTTTCTACTTGCTCTGTAAAATACCTTAAGTCGTTGCGTAGTAAATACAGTGCTTCGCCAAAGGAGATCCCTCTGTCTTCTAGGTTACGCCCGAAGCCAATAGTTTGCTTGCCACTTGTGCAAACGTATACGGTGAGTAAGTACCCCTCGTGTTTATATATTTGTTGTTCTAGTTTTTCCATGGTTCACCTGCGCAGCTTGTTTTAGTTTGGTTTTGATACGAACAAAACAATCAGGCACAGGTTTAGGTGGCTTTGCAGCACGTTGTTTGGCTACCAGCGCTTTTACGGCGTTGCGCAAAAGCTGTAAATACCGTGGCTCGCATAACGCAGCAATCGCTTGTTTTTCTTCTCGCGTTTTTGCAGCAACAATACGCTGAGCCAATTCCCATACAGGCAATGATTTTGCTTTGCTCATGAGGCAATAATGGCTAAGTTTTTAAGGCTGAGGGATATGTAAACTAATTTGCAAAGGTGGGATTGAGGCGATTAAATTAGGCTAAATTAAAAACGGCTAGTATGCAATACCAGCCGTTTAAAATGGGTTTAAACATGGTTTAAACTTCAAATTCTTCATCACAATGTTGGCAAGTTACATATCCAGCCTTGTACTCATCTTCATACACTGACGAATCTTCGTCACAATGAGGGCAACGTGCTTCTACATCGAATTTGGTCACTTCTGCTTTGTCTGTCATAAATTTTCCAACCCTAACTCTAAGCGAGGTAAGTTTGCATAAAGCTCGTCAGCTTCTGTAACAATGCCTCTCAACTCATAATGGTTCACCTTTTTACCTGATTCATCTTCATATTTTTCAGCCACAAGCCGAGCTATATCATGCTCGTCAATTTCTACTACACCATGCAGTTCGTTGGTAGCAATTCGTGCATCTTTCCAAAGCAGCACTACAAATGTATTCATACTATTTCTCTCTTAGCCTCTTCTAGCTCTTGTTCAAGGTCAAACAAGGGTAAGCCGAGGCTTTTTCGTTGATTAATGTGGTTGTTTAAAATCTTCAAACCCGTTTTAAACATCCATGGTTTGGGTGTGTTACCACCGCTTAGTTGCAAAGCGGTAAGTAACACAAAGTTATCACCCCGCATCGCGCGGCATATCTGGTGGTATAGACAGCCCTCCATTACGTCCTGGGCAGTCGTTAATAGCACTTACTTTGTCGTCATTTTGGGCTATTGCACCCATTACATAGCCCAGTGCTACCAAACCGACATAAATCAATTGCTTTGCCGCTAATTTCATAACTTAAACTCCAATTGGTGCTCTTTGTATTCGCCCTGCTCTTTTAGGATTTTGGTGATCCACTGGCGGGTGAGTTTAAATCGCTTTACTAACTGTTGGATTGTTGTGCCGTTGGCTACTTCAGTCACTATGATTTGGTCACGTATTTGCACCAGTACCTTATGCAACATAGGTATTTGATATTGTTGCTCGGCGTAGCGCTCAAGTGCGTTGCACATATCTAACCCAAACACTTTTACAAACTCGCACTCGGGTGTAGGGTGCTTCGGAATGTAGAACATTTGGCCCTGTTGCTCGGTTAAAACAGCAATGGTCTTTTCTAATCCCAACACCTTCACAAACTCCCGAATACCCGCTGGTAGTGCGCGTAAATCTATTATTGGCTCAGTCGTCATCGAATAGGCCCTCTAAACTATGAGCACGTTCGATTGCGCGCTCATCCTGTTTGCTTTCTAAACCTTTGCGACGTTGGTAGTTGTATAACCCTTTTTTAGTTGGGGGCCTGTAGCCGTCGTTTTCGGTGTATCGCTCTCGATGCGGATTAATCGCAAACTTATTAAACTCGCTGATTATGCTCATTCACCTGTCCTCTCTCTAACCAGTTCTTGAGTATTTCAATCAGTCTTTGCCAATGTTTTTGGGCTTTATAAAGTGATTGGCCATTGGTGTATTTTGCGCAAAACGTTTCGCAGGCTTGCTTGCTATCAACATTGACCAGCCCCTTTTTAGCGAGTAAACCCCACAGGCGGTAAATGTGGCGAAGTGCTTCAGGTAGTTTGGCTTTTGCTTTTTGCTTGTTAGTGTTCATACGGCGATAGCGAGTGAGTAGCTGTTCCTGCTGCTGAGTTGTTAGTTTGGTACAGGTAGAAACTCTGTATTGACTTACCTGTAATACGTTTTGACGGTGTGCGTCGTCACTAATGTTTGCGTAGCTTTGAGCTGCTTTAATTTGTTGAATTAAGTTCATTACGCCACCTCTTCTATAACAAAATCAGGTAGTAAGCTGAACTTTTTAATTTTTGCGTCCCACTCTTTCCAGTCAGACTCGTAGAGTGCGGCTATATCGCTGTAGCGTTTGGTAAATTCACTGGTAAAACTTACCGATGAATTAACCTTTTCAAACCGCTTGCACTCGTATAGCTTAGCGCCTAGCAGTATTGCGAATGCAGCTTTAGTGTTACCGTTAACGCTGTCGAGGATTGTGCCGTTGGGGTCGTACTTACCCAGTGTGCTCAACATTCTGGCGTTGTTAATGTTGTTGCTAATTACGAACTTGGCGCTAAAAAAGCCTTCGTTAATTTCTATTGAATATGGCATTTTGTGTATTCCTGTTGATCAGCCTTGTTGCAGCAAGGCTTTTTAATTAAAAGGTAAACGAGTGACTACTTATCCAAACCACCGGAAGTACTTGAAGTTCGCTTTGGCAGCTCGGCAGTCAATTGATCAAAGCTTTTCTGAAGACGACGTTGAAGCTCTGAGTCTTGAGTTAGCAGGCTGGACTTTGAGTGACTTTCGCGCATGGCGCACTGACAACAGTCACGAGGTAGATGCATTTCTAGAGGTGGTGAGTTCTGCATCTTCCTTATCTGAGCTAACTCATCCGCAGTTAAAAATTCGCTTAGCCGGCTATCATGTTCTGTCTGAGGCTGTTTCATTGTTGTCTCCGTTAATTGAGTCTTTGGTGTTAGAGGTTGAGGATTCGTATCCTGGTCAAATTCGCTCTTTGAGCGAGGTGTATCAAAAGTCGCGTGTAACGCTTGATGCCGTGTGGCCATTTGGCACCCCCTGTCCGTTTCAATTTAAATAGTTGGTTTGTTTAGAACTGTTGCGAAGATGGAATTGACCATAAGCCTGTCCACCTTCTTGCTTGGGTTTTTACGTATATGGGTAAGTAAGTGAGGTAATAGCCCTTCAACGAGCATGCGGGCGTTACCTTCCACGCGCTTATGTAGCCATTGCCACCATTTGTCGCTGTCTTCGGCAATGGGTAAGGTATTTTGTGTTAACTCACAGAACAGGGTTTTAATGTCAGTGACAGGCAATTCACCAACTGTGCTAGGCCAAAAGCATACGCGGCTTGAAATCAGTTCGTAGCGCTCTTCGCTTTGTAGCTTGTCAATCAGTCTTATGTTGCCAACTAGCACAACACCAACAAATGCTCTGTCTGAGATGGTCCGCAGTGGGTCAAGGGCGTTGGGGCGACATTTGTCGGCCTCATCTAAAATAATCAAACGCTCAGAGTCTTTAAGTGCGGTAATGATCTTTTTGAGGCGAACTGAATTTGAGCCAGTTTTAGGTATACCTAATTGTTTCGCGAGTTCTTCAAGTATTTGAGTTGACGATGTTTCTTCGTCTCCTTCAATTGACAAAACATCGTTGTGATCTTCACGGTATCTCTCAATGCCTTTGCTCTTACCAATCCCAGCTTGGCCCGCAAAAACAGCAATACGGCGGCGGTCACGTGCTTGCTCACAGGCCATTCTGATCAGGTTAGGTACACTGGTTTGAACAAATGGCACTTCACCATAACGTATTGTTATTGGTTTCTTTTCAGAGGTTTGTTTAGGCTCTTCAGTTTGTTCATCTAGCCCAGCAGGCTCCAGCATTGCCCATACTTCGTGTAAATATTTACTTGGGTTGGCAGCGTACTTGCCGTTTAACAATTGGCTGATCATGCCTGGGCTTTTGCGCAAACGACTCGACAACGTACTGCTTGTAACACCTTGGCCGCTAAACTCTTTGTCTTGCATGCGCTTTTTAATACGCGCTAGTACCAGTTTGTCGTCCTCTGAGTATGTATTGCTGATAGCTGAATCAGTACCAAAGTTTTCGGCGTCAAAGTCGCCAAAAAAATGCTGCCAAAGTTTATCCAACACCTTTTTAGGGTTGATGGGGCTTTCGCCTTTTAAAATGGTGTTTACTTGGTCTAGTGGCCAACCCAAGCAGTATTCCGTTGGGTTAATGTCGAACAGTTCAATCTCGGCGTTTAAAATTGCTACCTGCTTTTGCTGTAGCTCGTTGTAGTGTGGTGTAAATTTCATTTATTCGTCCTCCAAAACAAATACTGGCTCTTGTTGGTAGTCGTCTAGGTCAACTGAAAAGTCGTTTATGTCTATGTCGTAGGTTTGTGGTTGTTTTTGGGTAAGCACGTTGGTGTCTGCAGCCAGTGCTTGCACAGCCTCAACATCAACAATGCGAGACTCAGCCGCTTGTGCTTCAATTTCGCGTTGGTGTTTAGCCAAGCGTTTAAGGCGGTTTTGGGTGCGCTCTTGCAAGCGTTGTTCAATGCGTGACTCAGGTATTGCCGACACTTTGGTTTTAAGCCGTGCAGTCAATAAGTACTCGCCCGTAGGCTCGTATAGTTTTATGGCCTTATCGCTTTTCATGCTGTAGCCAGCAATTAGCTCTTGGCCGTTGAACTGGTGTAAAAAGTCGGCTGTGTAAGTACGCTTGTGCAGAACCACTTGACCACGACGCACGTTAACTTTGGCTTTGGTTAGGTAGTCAAACTCTAGTGATATGGGCTTGTCTTGAACAAAGTTTTCATCCCACACTTGGTTGCGGGTTTTGCCCTTTTCTTCTGGGTGCTCGCTGTTGTGGTAATCTTCTAAAAATGCTTCGAACTCTTCAATCCACTCGTCGAGCGTGGGGAGTTTACGTTTGCCCTGCTCTACCTCTTTTAGTACTAGTTGCTTGTAGCGCTCGTCGTGACCACGGCCGCAAAACGTGTCAAAACGTTTGCCTACGTGCTCTTCCATGTGTTTAAAAAATCGCTCTATCCATTTAGCACGAGCATTACCTGGTATGGCAAAAATAGGTTCTATGTCTAGCTGTGTGTATACACCACAGCATTGGTCGGTCATCATGTGAGATTTATAACCTGACCCGTTATCAACGTATAACATGGCTGGGCAGTGGTTAAACTTGATAAGCGAGTCAGTAAGCGCACGTAATGTAGCAAGGGAGTTTTCTGCCTCGCTTAAGTCCCATCCTACAATCTTGCGGCTACGCACATCTTGAAATGCTGTTAGTTCATATCTCACAGCTTTACCCGTTACAAAGTGCGCTAAATACACATCAATGCAATGGCCATCGGCGTTATACAAAAAGCCGGCTGGTATGGTTTCAGTGGTGCGCAGCTTAAAATCTTTGTGTTTTTCACGGTATAGCTTTGCGCCCATGCGGTATGGGCTTTGTGGGCCTAGTTCGTGGGGCATCGTTTTTATAAAACGGCGAACTTGATAGTCTTGCGCGTTAAACCCCTCATCGCGTAAATCTTTAGCAACTAACGCAAACGACGGTGAATTAGGTGTGTGATACAGCGCTAATGCTCGTGCCGCCCAGACAGGCGCTTGTGCAACACGACCTTTATGATTAGGTAGTAACCCCTCAATACCCTGCTTTTTATAACTGTTGCACCAGTTGTAGGCAGTAGCACGAGACGGAAACTTACCAATAGTGGTTATGGCTTGGCTTAAGGCGGGTGACATAGCACCGGTATCAAGCATTTTTTGAAGTTGGGCCAATGCGACGTCTATAGAGTCGCTGCTTGTTAGAAGCTGTTTAACAATGGTTGCGCGTAAGTTGGCAATTTTACGGGCCTTTTCCCCTGCGCTTTGCCATTGGGTTTTTTGTTCAATAACAGTGAGGTTATTAAACTTAATAACGGCTGGGTGCATTACTTATCCCCCTTGTTTAAATCGAGTTTAAAGCTTTCTAAAAGGCGCTCGCGCTCAGTATCAACGTACTGCCATTCGGCATCGTCAAACTGAGGTAGGTTGTCTATGCCTTGTACATGTTCGCCAAATTCCATATGTATTTGGCTGAGCATGGTGCCAATTTGGCTGTAGATGCTGGCGTATGTGTGGTGGACTACTTGCGCTGCACTAATGCGGTCTGTTAAATCAAGTGATCGCAGCTCGCATAGTTGCCTAACCCCAGCTTGGGCTTGTTGAAGTGCTTCATTGAGTAATTCGGTATGTACAACCGCGTCTTTGCGTATCTCGCTAATAAAAATCGGCAAGTCAAAACGCGTTGTAGGTGCCTTGCGTAAGCGCTCGTTTTCAAGCTCGTTGATGGTTGTAGCAAGGGTGTCTTCTAGCTCAGTCTTTTTCTCGATAAGCTCGGCTACTTGTTTGCGGATGTCCTTACTCGCGGTTTCCGCTAATACTTCGTAGTCTTCATCGTCTAACTCTTTAAGTGTTTCAATAGATACTTTTGTGAGTTCAGTTAGTTGCTTTTGTGACATGTTCAAAAGCGACACCGTGTCGCTTTTGCTCTTTGGTAACTTCATGAGCATTTTAGAAACAGCCATTGCGCGTTGTGCAGTACGCTTGTGAATACCCCTTTCTTTTAACAGCTCATTAAATTGACCGTGTCCAACTTGGGCTTTAACATTTATAAGAACAAGCCCCATTTCCGCGGCATCACTAAATTGACGATTGGCCAAAAAAGTGACCCTATCCATACAACCGTCTATAGATTCCGGCATAACAACATGTAACGTGCCTGCATATTTTTTGATTTGGTGCATGACCTCTTCAGCCGACTCATCACCAACCATGGCAACTAGCTCTTTACTCATAGCAAACCCCAAATTTTAGATAGATCTTGGTCTTTGATGGTCATGGTTAAGCCTTGATTATTGGTCGTTCGGTAAGGTTATTGAATTAAGAATTTCTTGCTGAGACTTTTCGATTTGCTGTTTCTGCATTTCCATTTCAGCATGTTTTTGCAGTAGCTGAGCTCGCTGATCAAATGCGCTGTACATCAAAGGTTCGAGCAGTACATTGATTGGCTCAATGCTTCTTAATGCCCATAACAAAGCTGGCACCATATGAGCAGGTAAATATATTTCAGTTGCGGGCGATAAATATTTATTTAGCTTTGCTTCTGTAATGATTGTTTCATCAACTTTTAGCGCCCTATTCATCCTATCAGCAATACCTTGGCGTGTTAGACCACTAGTTCTCGCTGCGGAATTTACAGCGTGTAAAAACTGATGATAAATCTCACAATTCGGAGCTGAATCAGCGTTAAATATCGTTTCTTTGGTAATTTGCATGGTAGATGTTCCTTATAATTTAACCTTGTCTAAGAATTAAGACTGCGCGACGCTAATAGGTGGAATGGGCGTACCTGTTTTTAATGAATTTGCAATTTGTAGTACTCGCTTCTCTCTCTGTTTTTTACTTTCCTCAGAGTATGAGTCACCGAATACTTGATTAAGGGGCCGTCCGATACATTGCGCTATGGCCTTGGCAACTCTTTTGGACTTTGCTTTACCACTAGCTATTTGATATGCATGAGATCTAGTAACACCGATAGCCTCAGCGATCTCTGAGAGGTAAATATCTTTTTTCCTTAAGAGGTCTTTAATTTCTGTGTAACTTAATTTTGTGGGTTTAGTGTCTGGTTTCATGTAAAGTCACCTGTATATGTCTATTGGGTATGTGTCGTTTCGTACACATATGTTGTTATTTAATCTAGATGTAGTTATATGTATATGTCAATAGTTATTTTGCATTCATATAACAATGCATCCATATATATATGTAGTTGATTAATTTTATGGTAGCTGATAACTTATTAAGTGAAGGTGTCGATGTTGACCTTGTTATTGAGCGTTTGAGCAATAGGCTCAATGTGAAAAGCGATAGAGCGTTATCTAAGGAAATGGGGTTATCTTTGAGTGCTGTTAATCAAGCAAGAAAGAGAGGCTCACTCCCTTGGGAAGGCTTAATCGGTTTATGTAAAGCCAAAGGGATATCGCTCGATTGGTTATTTGACATTAACCCTTCAGACAATAAAAAACATAATTTAGGGCCTACACCGGAATTAATACACTCAAAAGTAAACGTGGATAAAGAATTGATTCGAGCTGAGTTGATATCCGTATCTACATTTGTTGATGAGGTTATGGATCAGGTGTTGGAAAAAGATATGCCAGCTTCTAGAGTGCTAGAAATAAGAAAATCACTTGCACCAATACTCGTCGATGCTGCTATAGAGTACGACATGGACAAAGCTATTGTTGCAGCTGTTGCACGGAGTACATTGAAGCTGGTTTGATCAAAAACAGGAATAAACCATGACTTTAAAAATGATAAAACTAACAGCCTTATCTATAGGGTTAATGACCCATGCAACTTTTGCTCTGGAACCTAAGGAAGATAGGGCTCAAATTCAAAATCTCTACGCGACACTTTTGTTACCAGATGGCAGCTATCTAAATGCTGATATCAATTTTGACTGTGGTTCAAAATTCAAGGACACGGGCATAATTATCACAACTGACAGTGGCGCAAACTTTTTAGCAAAAGCATACAGGTCACTTTATGGGGACAAAGCAGCTGAAGCGGTATTAAATGCTTGGAATACTAAAGCGAATCCTAACGATCCCAGAAAACCAACTATGTTATTAATAAACAACTTCGGAACTGACAGTACTTACTCAACTAGCAATAAAAATATTAATAAAAAGTTATCGGTTAATTCAGGATATGTTAATATTAGTGATTTAGAACGTACCAAAGAAATAGAATCTGCACCACCTATCATGAAGTTATGTGGCGCTAGGGTACATGAAAATTTTTAGTATTTAGCTATGGAGGCTGGGGGTAGCCCCCCAGTTGTCAGATGGAACGTGTGACTCTTATTATAATATTTTTGTTATTTCTTTGCGCTAAAGCTTTGGCGGCTGAGCCTACAGGCTATAGCTATGGAATCACGCAGGATAACAATTCCAATATATACATGGCGACCCAAACTGGCGGTTTTAGGTTTGATGGTACGCACTATATTGAGCTGAACAAGCTATTCGCCCTCCCTCACAACTGGGTAAAAGATGTTGAGTACGATAAAAGTGATAACACTCTGTTTCTTGCATTAGGTGATGATGGAGTTTATAGAGTTCTGCTCGATAACATGGATTTGCAATTTGTTTCACCAACTACATGCTGGAGGATTGAACTAACCGAGTTGTTGATAAATTGCCAAAATAGTTCCCAACTTAAAACAATTAAGCGTGATCATAGTTCACTTGTTACACGTTTAATGAATGATGACGTTGTTGTAAATTCAATTAGTCGTAATTTTATTGATACCAGCGAAGGCTTATTCAGAATTGATGCGTTGAGTAGAACTGTTGTAGATAGTAAGCCATCAAAGTATTCGAGAATAGACTCTAGTGATAACGGCTTATTAGTTTGGCGTGATGGTACTTTGTACTACTATGATCCACATGGGAAAGTTAATGTAAAAGAATGGAGTACCTACCCTTCCGCAATTGCTATAGATGGAAACACGGCACTTATCGCTCAAGATGGCAAAGTACTACGCATTAGCCTATTTGACTTTGACGTATTAAATGAAAGTATTAGCTCTTCTCGCAAAGTCGTTAAACATATCTTCAAAGATAACTCAAATAACTTATGGTTAGTTTCTACTAACAGTGTAGAGATTGTAACAAAAGAAAAGAGACATACCCCTGCCCCAGTTCCTTCGGCCTACAACATGAAAGTGGTACATAAAGCTACCGAGTACGTAGGGACTGAAAAAGGCGTATTTATTAAAAATAGTAGCAACACGACACTTTTAGGCAACCCAGACGATTACGGTTATGTCATAACAGATCTGGAGTTGATAGGAGATAGTTTGTTTATTGCTTCTTCAAAAGGCCTTGCGAAATATGACATTTCATCAAACCGTTTCGAGAGCTTATTCAATGGCTATATAATTGTACTTAACGAAATTGGTGGCAAACTTTATGTTGGTACCAATGATCATGGTTTGTATATTTATGATGGTGCAAACATTGAGCCTGTTAAAGATCTTAATGCAGTAATGCAATCAAATGAGGTTGTTGCCATAGAGCTTATAGACAATACGCTGTATGTTGGCACTGGGCAGGGCTTTTATACTAAGACCAGTAACGGTGCTATTGAAGCATTTGGTGATAACTTAAGAATCATAACGGGCTTTACGAAAGCCGACTCTGGGGTTTATGTTGCTACATTCGGTCAAGGGCTTTACAGGTTTAACAATAGAACCTTAAGTAGGTTAAATACACCACAAAGTATATCTGGTGTTGCGGAACTTAACCAAAAAATTATTTTGGGTACTATCTCAGGCCTCTATATTTTTGATGGTTCAACGCAAGCGGTTGCTGGGACGGATAAGTTAAATATAACACCTAATTCTTTAGACGTTTTAAACCAAACTGTTACTTTTGGCACTCAGTACGGAGTTGATTCTATTCTGTTTAGCTTAACAAAGAGTATGTTAATACCAAGAATTGTAGGTGTAGATGTTGATGGGGAATTTCAAAGTCAATTACCGAACGAGCTATATGCAAATAGCCATAACCGTATCTATCTAGCAGCAAATTCATTTGTTGCCCAAACAGAGTTTCAATATAAGCTAGGTGGAGAATGGCAAGAGGCCAGGCAGGGAACTATTGATTTATTTGTCACTCAACCGAACACATACATACTAGAAGTAAGAGCAAGTCAAGGCGGTGGAACGTGGTCAGAACCAGTCCAATTTGATTTGTACATTAAAGGAGAGTGGTATCAAGCTGATTGGTTTTACATCATGCTTATTATGGTAGTTGTTCTAATCTTGTTAGCTGGGTTATTTATGCTATTGCGTTACCTCAAGTCTAATTTTAATGTACATGAAAAACTTCACAGAATGTATAGCTTCACAAATACACATAACCTATTAGCTATGATGACTAAAGCGAAAGCTAAATGCTCTAGTCCTGATGTAAACCTGCATGCAGATGGCTTGGTATATATAGATGAAGTTATTGATATGCTGGTGCCGATGGCGCATGGTAATGCGGTGTTAGGAAAGCGAACTCTACAACAAGGAGTGGAAGCGTTAAAAGCTTCATTCAAATACGAGGCTCCTAGAAGTGAGTTTGATTTTGTGTGTTCAACAGAACAAGGTAAAACACTTCCCGAGCAAGTGCAGATGGATGCTTATGCTGTTATTTATCATTCGGTCAAAAACTCTATTGAACATGGTAAGGCGTCAAGAATAGAAGTATTTGTTGAACAAGTAAGGGGAACTCTACAGGTTAATATTGTCGATGATGGTATTGGGTGTTCTTGGTTCAAACGTAATTTTAGCTTTGGACTAGGTTTTTTCTTAATGCGGCAGGTAGCTCGAAGAAATAACACTAAATTGGTCATTTCTAGCTGCAGGAAAGGAACTAATGTGGGTATGGCATTTGGCTTAAAAGTAGCGGCAACAAAGCTCATAAACCCAAGTACCAATCGAAATGTCGTAGATTGAATTGGGTTTTCAGTTCGATACGAGAGGATAGCTAATGAACTCATTTTTAAAAGTATTGTTTGCTGTGTTTGCAGGAACAACTTTATCGTGGCTAACTTATTTGTTTTTCGTAGAAATGCAATATCAGGCCAGAGTCGATTCAGTCGAAGAACAGTTCAAAGCCGCGGAAAGAAATGAAGAAGCACGGAAGGTTGAGATTAAAAAAGCCAAAAAAGAAATGAAAGAACTTTCTGGTGTCGCCGCTTGTAAATTTGCTATTAAGCAGCATCATGGTGAGCTTTTAATTAGCTTTATTAATGTTGTTAGGGCAACAGAAACATTTGCGGCAATTAACTATATAGCAAGCGATGATTCTTATCATGCTCAGTGTTATATATCTTTTGATAGTAATGAAGTTACTGAGCTTAATATAAGCAAGGTGTGAAAGAGTTACACCAAGCACTATAAAAAAGGAAAATTTATGAAAACAAAACAATTAGTTGAACTTAACTCGGCACAAGTTAAAAAAGTTATAGGTGCAGGTGGTGTATCAGGCGGAGGTGGTCAGGTTCCGCCATTAGTGCCAAATGGCCCTTGGAAACCCATTGAACCTAATAGTATTTATAAGCCCAAAAAACCTTTTTAAGGTGCGCTGTTTTAGCAGAGTGCTTGTTCGTTTAGCACTCTCGCTTTAAGTTTTTTAACCGAAACACTCCATACATCACTAGCTACTTCTTCAAACCCAAAAGCCTTACAGAACGATTTAGAGTTGCTATTCACTTGCGCTACCGCGATATGTTCGATCTCAAATTGTTCTGCTACCGACGTTAGATACCTAAGTAAGTCAGTACCGTGCCCTTTACGTGCCTGCACAAAGCCAATACGAGCAAGAACAAGAGTATTTTTTAAATATGGTTTGTAGTTGGGTTTGTATCTTATATATAGGTCTATCTTCGTTTTAAAGGCTTGTATTTTGTCGTCTAACACGCAAACTCTGCTTACGTTACTTTTATATTTAAACCGCGCTTTTAGATATTCATTTAGCTGCGCGTTAAAGGCGTGTATGTCTAGTTCCATATCGATCCGTTGTATTGTTGGTGAGGTTACGTTTGTACACTACGCAAATAGATGGTTAAACAACTATAGTTAATCTTTAATTCAAAATTAAGGAAAGCGCTAATGTATAATCTAAAAGTCTACGTTGAAAAATCTCCTGAGGAAACTGAACCACAGTCAATAGAGCTACCAGTAGTTCCAAGAGTTGATGAATATATTTTGCTACAGGAACAGTACTATCAGGTTACAAAGGTAATCTATACATTAAACCCAGATACAGTTGCAGAGCTTAATGTAACTGGACAAGTTAACGACCCAACTACAAGCCGAATAAAGCAAAAAGAAGTAGCCGCGCCCAGAATACAAATGTTTTAAGTCTCTGAGGATATGTGACTTACTCGAATAGCAAGAGTGGTTAGTTCTAACCGCTCTTAAAACCTACACTTGGTAACATCACATCCCCTTCTTACCCCTATTTTTTAAATAACGCCTCAAACGCGCTCTAAGCGCTTTAAGCTCATTTGCAGTAGTCAGGTCTATCCAAGAAGGGTTTAAACAAATTTAAACGCCGTTTAAACACGGTTTAAACATGGTTGCATGTGATTGCGTTGGGCTGATTTGTGATTGGGTGGTAAAAAGCGCGGTGAGAGTTACAGGTTCACAAACTATGAGCTAGGGCGTTATATGTAAGAAAGGGAAGGTAAAAAAGTCGCATTACTGCGACTTGGAATTATTTTGGCCTGTTTAACCTATTTGCAATTAGTACAATTAGGAATGACCAAGCAGCGCTTACCTTTCTTGGGATAAATAGTTTTGCCATTTTTAACCACATGGCTAACAAAACTAATCTCACAAGATTGTTTGCACTTTGGACAGTATCCAGTTTTCATACTGAATCCTCCACAAAGTTACGAGGGGGTAAACACGAAATAACTTGATAAAATTATGCTAAAAGTCTAGTATCAATGTCGCCAAACAAAGTGATTTTGACTTAAAGGAATTTTATCTCGCTATTAAGCGTTAGTCCTCTTGTTGAAATTACCCTTTACAAGTTTTGTAAAGGAACTTTAGAAAGCCCTATCCTTTGGATGGGGTTTTCATCCATAGAAATCGAGTGATAATTGTTTAACTTCATACCCCATGATTTCTAAAATTGCTTCAGCAAAGCTGTCTGCCTGCCACTCCGCATCTTCTTCCTCACGCGCATTTAAAACTCCATCATGATGTAGCAATGCTTTGTGGCCTAAAAATAGATGCCCAAGTTCATGCAGCATAATGGCTAAAGCTTCTCGCTCACCTTCACACGCATTGAGGTAAATAGACTCAGGTACGGATATAGTGGCTTTATTGGGGTCATAATGACCTTTAGTAATGAACAACCATTCATTGTCATCCACAACATTGAGGGTAATCCCCAGTTCTGATAAAAGCTCGAACACCTTGTCAAGATTGCGCTTATTTCGTTTATTAAATCCAAACGCTCTTGCTGCATTTGTTGCAATGGCTCTAATTCGACTGAGAGGCATTGGTGCAACTCGGTTGCCTCTCAGTCGGTAGCTTTCGGGCATAGACTCTACTCCTTGCTTTCCGTGTTAATCTTTTCTAAAAATTCAGCAAATCGTTTAAGCTCCTCTGGAGTAAACGAAGAATTAGCAAAACCAGCTACAAGCATTTGCTGTTGCTGGGACAAGCCAGATAAGGGTACATTTTCATTAGCAACATCAGCTAACGTAGATAAGTTTTTTACTTCTTTCCCTTGCGAATGAAAAAAATCTTCGATTTTACTCACCCATTCCTTTGATATTTTTTTACTTCCTGTTTCAAGGCCACTCAAAAACGATGCTGATGTTTTAAGTTCTTCGGCCATCGTCTTCAACGTGAAACCTACGTCGATACGCGCCTTTCGAACTGTTTTACCAAACTCTGTTAGTGACATAATTTATTCTCCATTGAGCCCATAAATGTTACCGGGCACTGTCAAATTTAGCACAACCGAGAAATAATTCAACCAAAATGGTTAAATTATTTTCTGAAAATTAAAATGGATATTGTATGGTGTTGTGTTGGGCAGTAAAAAGCGCGGTGAAAGTTCGCGCTTTATGTTTCAAATTGAATTAGCATTGCACGTTAATCACATGAGCTACTAGAACTGGATGAACTTGAGCCAGAGTCGTAAGACGAGCTACTAAAACTAGATGAACTAGAACTCGAACCTGAGTCATAGCCCGATGACCAACTAGAACTGCTAGCGCTGGGCGTATGTGAGGCGGTTGTTTCTATAGTTCTTGATGTGTCATCAGGTTTAGCTAAGTCGCAGCCTACAAAATAATGGTTTGGCATATGATCTAAGCCTTTGTGTACAATGCCTTGCGTGACGTTACCTGTAGTATCTATGAGCGCATGGTGTAAATCGGTTTCAGTTACGTGTTCGCCTGCCGCATCAAATACGTCATCAACGATTAAATGCCAGGTTAACCACTCTTTGCTGTTTGTGTGATAAACCTGTGTGCGGCCTTTGTGAACTCGGCGAAAACTAAACTCTGAGAGTTTGTATTGCTTCTTAGGTTTCTTTTTAAAAAGTTTGAATAAATTAAACATTTTTTCTGGCCTTCTTTTTGGGTAACTGAATTGAAAATACGGGGGTGTCGTCTTTGCGTGGTTGTACGTCTTTGAGCACAGTTTTCATTAACTGGTATGCTTGAGGTGCGCTGGTACCTTTTGACCAGTCATAGCCAACCTCACCCAAGAATGTCGCTTCAATGTCATCCCAATGTTCTGCAATGGCTGCCCAATATGCGCTTACGCTTGCCATGTTTGGAATACGTTCGCGCAGTTCTGGTACTGCGTTTAACAGTCGTAAACAACGGTTAAAATCTGCGGGGTCACTTGGATGGCTGGTATTCTCTGTCGGTATACTAAGCAGTTTAAACGCCATGCATTGCGCACTTTGGCCCAATTGTTTTGCGGCTATAAGATGTAAAACAGCGCTGTGTTGGTCGAGTATTCGTTTTTGGTTCATGTAACACCTACAAATTAGTTGTTGATCGTTTTGTTTTCGGTGTTTAGTCTATTTAAATGCTGCCAGAGCACAGTATGTAAACCACTTTCCAACTCCCCTACTTTTTCAAAATCGCTAACCTAGCCACATGTTTTAAACGTGAGCTAAGGCAATGGCGCAAAAGAAACCCAATACAAAATTTAACTGGTTCGAGATTTTTAGAGCGGGTAAACACACCGACTCTAAAGGTAATGAGGCTGAATTTAGCCAGGATGATTTAAAGAGCGTGGTTGAGAACTTTAAACCACTCACTTCACCGCTTGTTATTGGCCATCCAAAAGATGATGACCCCGCTTGGGGCTGGGCTGAAGAGTTAAAAATTGAAGGCGACACGCTGTACGCTAAAGCTGAAAAAGTAGACGCTGATTTTGCTGAAGCTGTAGAAAACGCCCGCTACCCAAACCGCTCTGTACGACTACGTAAAACCGACAATGGCTTTGAACTTGGCCATATTGGCTTTTTAGGTGGTAAGCCCCCCGCTGTTGATGGCATGCAATGGCTATTTAGCAAAGACGAAAGCGGCGATGCGGTTGTTTTAGAGTTTGCTGCGAGTGACCGCATAGAGCAAATGACCATCGACAATACTCAAGGTTTTGTCCGCCTAGTTCGCAACCTAAAAACGTTAATTACCGATAAATTTGGTGCTGAAGAGGCTAATGATGTTTTTAGCGATTGGGAAGCCGAACACCTGCAAGAGCAAGCTACGCTGGCTCAACACGAAAAACATACCGAACAAACACCTATAGAACCTAGCGCGGAGTTTTCTGCGCATACCAATGAAGACGAGGAAAACACCGTGACTAAAGAAGAGAAAGAAGCACTCGAAGCACAGCTAAAAGCAGAGAAAGCCAAAAACGCTCAACTGCAATTTAATCAGGCTAAGTACAACGCCCAAACGTTTATTGACCAAACCGTAAACGGTGGCAAGGCACCGCGCCTGACTAACACCGAGGGCGTAGCGGAATTTATGGCGCATTTAGAGACTGGACAGGCGCAAACATTTGAGTTTGCGGCGGCCGATGGTGAGCAAAATACCACTGTAAAGCCCGCCGAGTGGTTTAAAGGATTTTTACAGGCCCTGCCCGAGCAAACAGGCTTGACCAAAGACTTTAGTAAAAGCGATGCCGACGAGACTGAAATTGATGATTCAGCCGAAGCGTTGGCGGCTAAAGCGTTGGATTTTCAGCAGAGCCAAGCGAGTAAAGGCGTCACGATTAGTGTCTCGGCGGCGCTTGAACATGTTCAGAAGGAGGCAAAGTAATGGCGATTCCTGGATTAATTCGTAATTTTGCAGCTACTGGCGAGATTAAACCCAACCGTGTTGTAGCGGTAGATGTGGGTGACTTCATGGCATCACAAGCAACTGGCGTTGCCTCAAATGCGCTAGGAGTAACTGAACAAGGAACCGACAACCACCTGCGTGTTGATGTGGTTATGGACCAAATTGCCCCCGTTGAATTTGGTGGTGATTTTGTAGGTGGTGAGTGGGCTGTACCTGACTCTGAGGGCTGCGTTGTTCCGTTTGATGCAGCTACTTTTGCGGAAGACGAAGTGATTAATGTTGTCGGCAAAGTACTCGAAGCTGGGGACGCTGGAACCATTGGTGATATTCATGTCACCCCATTTTTAATTGTTAAGTAAGGAGCTAAACCATGAGTAACGGTATGCCATTTACCCCTAGCGTGGAACAAACTGCAGTTGCTATTGCATATAAGAACAAAGATTTAATTGCAGATCGTGCTTTACCTTATGCACCGATTGGAAAGCGGGAGTATAGTTGGACTGAATACAAAATCGAAGAAAGGTTCACGGTTCCAGATACAAAAATTGGTCGAAAGTCAGAGCCAAATCAAGTTGAGTTTACATCGGATGAAAAAACAGGGTCAGTTACAGACTACGGTTTGACTGATGTGGTCCCAAATGACGATATTAAGAACGCGCCCGCAAATTACAATCCACTCACAAATGCTGCGGAAAGTGTGACTGATTTAGTATTGCTAGACAGAGAAGTCCGCGTTGCGAATTTTTATAACAAAACGAGTAACTATGGAAAGCACCATAAGTTAGGTGTTGGTGAGTTGAAGTACATTGACGACCCAGACCTAAACGTTTTGAAATTCATTTTAGAAATCATGAATGACTCACTTATGCGACCTAACTGCCTAACAACGTCTCGTAATGTAATTACTTTTTTGCAAACACACCCGCGTTTAATTAAAGGGTATAACGGAACACTAGGAGATGATGGGCTGCTCCCTCTAGAGTGGCTTAAAAACAAACTAGAACTCGATCACATCAACATAGGTGAAGCCCGAGTAAATACAAAGAAAAAAGGTCAAGGTATGCAGCTAGAGCGTGCGTGGAGAGATTCAATCTCACTGACATATCATGACCCTTTGGCTAATTTTCAAAACAGACGCATGACATTTGCGCTTACTGCTCGATATGGTGAACGTGTATCTAGTAACCGCAATGTTTCCGCGGGCTTACGCGGCGGTGTTGAAGTGTTAGTTGGTGAATCTGTACAAGAGCAGTTGATTGCTAAAGACTGCGGCATTTTGCTCACGGATGTACTCACCCCTGCCGCTTAATTATCCATGCTCCAAACCATAGGGCGTTGGCCATTGCGCCCTATTTTCAAAACGAGGCTTGTTATGTTTGTTAGCACATCTCACACAATCAATACCATTGGCATGCATTTGCTAGTGCAATTTGCGCAGGGCCGCTTTAATAGCGATAGCTACGCGACGGAAGCAGACCTAAACACCGCACTTTTACAAAGCCCTATAACCGAGTTGCAGCAGCAAATTTATGATTGGTTTTACACCGCAAAAACGAACGTGGATGCATTGATTTTTGGCTATGTGGCTAAGTTTTCTCTTTCGATGGATGACATTGAGCAGAGCTTATTGCCAGGACTGGCCGCTGACTTGATGCGCTACGAACTATGCACCAACGACGCCGACGAGGGCATTTTAAAACGCCGCGACAACGCCATTAAACAGCTAGAAAAAATCGAAAAAGGGGTTATTCAGTTAAAAGTATCAACGCCAAAATTTAGCTCTAGAGCCATTAAAACCGCTAAACCCGCCTCACAGTTTAATTGGAGTGGTTACTAATGGCGGGTGTTTATATCGAGGTATCGGGCAATGCGCTTGAATCGTTGCAGCTCATTAATAAAAAGAGCGCTGCGCCTGATGACATTCTAGACGACATTGGCGCGTTTTTAGACATGGACGTAACCACCCGCTTTTTAGATGAAATGGCTCCCGATGGTACCAAGTGGCTGCAGTCAGAAGCAGCAAGAACGGGCAAAGGCCGTAACCCAGAAAAGCCAGGGCTAACACTCACCGACTCACGCGACTTGGTGGGCTCAATTACACACAACGCTGATAACGGTGAGTTAGAGCATGGACTTGGCGAAGAATACTCTGCTATCCACCACTTTGGTGGCAAAACTGGGCGTAATCACGCTGTAACTTTACCATCTCGCCCCATTATCGGTATCGAACTAAAGCAAGCTAATACCATTGTTGAAATGGTCAGCGACTGGCTGGTTTAAAGGGAGTTTAAACAATGTTTAATTTTGATTTAAACCAGATTGAAACGGCTTTAAAAAGAGAGCGTATTGCAAATGTGGGCATGGCTGCAGACTTTAACGAAGCACGTAAACGCCCTGTTCAATCGCCCCAGCTTTACGTGTTGCCGCTCGATGAAGACTACTCACTAGCCGAATCAATCACAGGCCAAGATGAATACACCATCACTGAGATTTTTGCGGTGATGATTGTGATCCCCTGTATTGGTGGCAACAAGCAAAGCGATGGCCAGGTTAAACAACTGCGCGGCCAAGTTAAGGCAGCAATTGCTGGGTTGACGTTTAAGCCCTGGCAACCCATTCAATTACACCGTGGTCGCATTGTTGAGCTAAACCACGCCACAAACAACCTGATTTATCAATGCCAGTTCAAAGTCACTGGCTACATTACAGTAACCACAAAGGCCGCATTATGAAAAAAGACACCGCAGAGCCAAAACCAAAACTAACGCCCGGGCAAATAGCCGAGCAAGCGCGAAATGCTTTGGCTGAACAAACAAACCGCCATCAGGTTGCAGGTGCGTTTACGCTCGATGACAACAACAAGCTAACGACTGGGGGTAAGTGATCATGACCTGGCGCTTTAAAGATAAAATTCTATTAGCCGACGGGCTGGGTACCACGCTCACAGGGTTGCACGCAATTTATGCTTCAGACATTGAGTTTAGTATCGAGAGCGAAACTGATTCTGATGAAGTTGAAACAGCGCACAGCGGCGCGAGTTTGCAGGTGTATTACGGTCAACATATATCACTTAATTTTAAAACCCCGTTGGCAATGTGCGGTACGGCAGGCAGTTCCCCCGCTATCGCGCCGTTATTGCTGGCCTGTGGCATGGTGCAGGTGTCTACCGCATCGAGCGTCACCTACACCAAAGGCCAACCAACTAAAGCTAAGTGCCTGCTGCGTTTTGGTAGCAATACGCATGAGATAAGTGAAATGCTGGGTACGTTTAGCTTGAGCTTAGAGAAAGGCATCCCCCGTATTAATTGGCAATTTAAAGGCTTGTTCAGCCCCCCTATTCACTCTGCTGTTGCCCCTACTGTTGATTGGGAGCGTTGGAAGCGCCCAGAGGTGTTGGGCGTTGCTTGCAACTCGGCGTTTACGCTAAACAATGTGGCGCGTACGCTCCATAAACTAACAATTGATGTTGGTAATAATGTGATCTTTGACCGTGCAATTAATCACGAAGAGATCATGATAACGGGTCACGAGTCAAAGGCACAAATGACACTGAGCGCAGACGTAATTGCCAATTTCAACCCATTTAATGAGGTTGGCCAAGTGCAGAACTTTGAGTTTACGCATGGTACGGACGCGGGAAATAAAGTCTCAATTTTGGGCCGCTATCAAATGCCAGTACCTAAGTATGCGTCTTTAGAGAGTGAGCAAACGGGTTATGAACTGGACGGGAGCCTAGTGCCAAGCGGCGCTGGCTATGACGAACTAACGTTAGTATTTGAGTGATCTGACTATGCAATTTCAAGCTGTGAATATGATGAATACAAAAACGGGTGAAATTGAGTTTTATACCGTACTGGTAACGTTTCCCAAGCTATCACCCACATATTGCTTTGACAGCAATGGGATTCTTAGGTTTGAGACTATGGAACAAGCACAAGAAGAAGCAAGCCGACTTGCTAACGCATACGAACAACATTGAGGCACAAGCATGAATTTAAAACTTTTAGAGCAGTTAGAAAACGCGGTAATTAAAGCCCCGCTTAACTTTGATTTTGGCGGTGTGAACTTTAAGTTTACTGCGCATATTAAAATGCTCACGACTGAGCAGATAGACGAACTAACAGTAACACAGCGCGCTGAAGACAAAGCGTTGGTAAAAGAATTACTAGTTGGTTGGGAAGACTTTGTTGATCAAGGGGAAACGGTAGCATTTTCACAAGATGTGCTAGTGCAGTTGCTGAAATATGGCGGTATTGCTGGGCGTTTGGCCGCTGAATGCATTAACGCGCAATACCGAGTGCAGGAAAAAAACTAGCCGACGTTGCTAGGTGGTTTTTGGGCGACCTAGCAGCAAGCAAAACCGTAGACGATGATTTGGCCCACTTTTGTGGGCCTATTACTAAGCCCAAAACACAAAATGAACTGTATGTATTGCCGCAGAACTGGCCTGCAGTGAATGCTCTCACTCTCGCCAGCTCGCAGTGGCAATACTGTAAAGAGGGTGTAGAAATAGGTTTAGATTACGCCAGAGCAGAAATAGCCTGGCGCTATGCAGAGCTTAAATTAACGCCCTCCGACTTTAACAAACTGCAGTTTTTAGAGCGCTCAATAATAACAATACAAAGGCAAGGCGATGAGCAAAGACTTGAATCTAGCGTTACGCTTGAAGTACGACGGTAAATCGGTAACATCGGGTACCGCACGCAATGTGCGAGATTTAAATCAATTGCCGGTTGCCATACGCAAACAAGTGGCTGCTAACGAGCGCCTAGGCGCAAGCCAAGCAACACTCATGCGCCAGCAAACATCTATTGGCCATCAACTCGGCATTTTGCAAAGCGGTTACAGCGGTTTGGTCAGTGCTATGTCGGGTGTTGTGGGTATCGGTACCGCCGCCATGTTTGTGCGCGACACGGGTAACGCCCAGTTACTTGATACGCGGTTAAAAGGGTTAACCAGCTCAGCGCGCGAATATAACGCGGTACAAAACTATCTATTTGCAACGGCCGATAGACTAAACACAAGTTACACCACACTCGCTGATTCATACTCCAAAATACTCAACTTGCAAGAAGCGGGTGTTGTAACCCAAAGCCAAGGTGTGCAAATTTTAGAAGGCTTTGCTAACGCTGCTGCAAAAACAGGTGCAGGTAATGAACAGTTAAAACAAAGCTTGTTTGGTATGACCCAAGGCATGACGGCAGGCGTACTGCGCGCTGAAGAGCTAAACCAAGTCACCGAACCGTTGCCTGGCTTAATGCAAAAGCTCGACAAAGCCTCAGGACAAGCTGCGGGTGGCTTTAGGCAAATGGTGAACGACGGCAAAGTCACAAGCCAAATGTTTAAGCGCTACCTCATCAAAGCGTTAAACGAGTATGCAGGCGCGGCCGAAGCTACCGAGGGCAAAATTAACGCAAGCTTTGCGGAAATGGGCAACGAGTACCAGCGCTTAATACGTGAGTATGAAAAGCCCGTAAACTTTGCTGTTACCAGCGTTGTAAGCGTACTTAAAAGCGCGATGGTTGAGCTACGTGAAAACAAGGGCTTGGTTGAGGGGCTAACCACATCGGCCACGGCGCTTGCCATTGTGATTGGCTCAAAATTGGTGGGTAGTGCTGCACAATCCGCCACTGTGTTTGCAAGCCAAGCTTTAGCTAAGAACAGAGCACTACAAGCGAGTTTAGCACTAGCAGCACAAGAACAACGCAGTGCGGTTATTCAACACAAAGCGGCGGTACAGGCGCAGCAATTTGCACAACATCAACTGAACGTTGCTCGTACTACAGAGCTAAGAAGCCGTGCAATTGCGCAATTAGCGATTGCAAACCAACGCGCCGTAGCAACGCAAGCAACACTCACAGCAGCTACAAACAATTACTCAGTGGCAGCAGCAAGGGCAAATGTTGTTACGCGCACACTGGCAAGTGGTATGGCGCTATTGGGTGGCCCCGCAGGCATTGCTGTTACGGCCGCTTTAGGTATTGCCTATTTTGCATCGCAAAGCGATGAAGCCAGTACGAGCACTAAAGAACTTAAAACCTACCTCTACGATTTAAGCGACGCGTTTGACTCGGTAAACAATGCCAACGCTCGTTCGCAGTTTAATACCGCCAAAAACAAAATAGCGAACTACACCACCAATATTGAAAACGCATATGAAAAGCTTAAAAGGTTCAAAACACTTGAGCAACAAGCAAGCTCCGACAAAAGTAAGTTTCACTACAAACAGCAAATAGCTGAGGTCGAACGCTACATTCAATCGCAATCTCAGCTACGCGCTGAAACAATGAAAACCGCCCAGGATATTGCAAATATTGGTAATAATCTCGAAAGCTTACCGTGGCAAAAGCTCAAAGAGCAAAGCAAGGAAGCAGTGGCAGAACTACCCGAAAACATCAAACGCTTACAAGTCAGTTTGCTCAGTGAAGAAGCGGCGCTTAAACACAGTTACAACAAACGCAAACAAATGGTTGAAACGGCCCGTGATAATGATGCGGCTAACACCAATAAATACAACGCGATTTTAAAGCAGCTTGCGGCTAAATATTCAGATGATTTAACGCAGCTTAAAGAGAAAAAAGAAGCCGAAAAAACACGTATACAAAACCAAGCCGAGCGAAAACGTAAAAACGACCAACGCGCAGCGCTTGAAAACCGCATTGCACAAGTTAAAGGCTTTGCGAACCGTGAAGCGCTAGAAGCGTACAATAGTACGTTGCAGGTTGAGCAAGCTCGGCAACAAGCGCGTATCGATGCAAAGCGGCGTTCACAAATTGGTTTAGCTGCGAATGACGATGCCGGTGAAATAAAATACAACACAGATAATGAGATTAGAGACTTAGAACGTCAGCAAGAATTGCTGGCTGCACAAGGGTACCAAAGCCAACGAGAAGCCGACGAAGCCGCGCACCAAGAGCGACTAATGCAAATTCGTACCCGCCACACTGGCCCACTGCAAGCCCAGTTACTTGAGTTTGCCAATTTCGAGAAAAAAACAGCGTTGGAGAAAACTAGTGCTGTAGTTGGACTCGGTGCGGCTGGGCTTAAAGCCATGGGAGAGCAGAGCAAAAAAGCATTTAAGATGTATAAAGCATTTGCTATCAGTCAGGCACTCATCAAAACATACGAATCAGCAACTAGTGCATACTCTGCACTTGCTTGGATTAAACCTATCGGCCCTGCTCTTGGTGCTGCGGCCGCAGCCGCTGCGGTTGCTATGGGTATGGCACAAGTTCGGCAGATTAAAGCCCAGCAACCAGCGGGTATTGCACACGGTGGTTTAGATTACGTACCAAACGAAAGCACCTACCTACTGCAACGTGGCGAGCGTGTTCTATCTCCCAAACAGAATATTGAGATCAGCGCCATGGCCCGCCATTACAATGCAGGCGAACGTCAAGGTACTGGCAATATCAGCTTTAACATTACCAACCAGATAATGGTGCAAGGCGGTGCGGATGAAGCCAGCTCTAATCGCGTTGGGCAAGATATAGGTAAGCAAATTACAGCGTTGATCATTAAAGACATTCAAGAGAATGGTGTTATTATCAAGTCAATTAGAAATGCGGCTTAATTTTACAAGGATAGCTATGGGTTTTGGGCTTATATTAGTATTAATAATCATAAGTACATTCATTTTTAAAGTGCTTCTAATCGTTAGCGAAAAGGCTAAACATGATCGTGTTTTGTTTTACTTGGCTTTAAGTATGTTGTTGCCATCAATGCTTTTATCGGCTTGGTATTTGAGAAGCTTTGGTATTAACTCATCAAACCTTAACTTTGATACATGGGTAAATGTTGCAACATTCTTTAATAATGCATTTAGCCCTATATTATTAGTTGCCACTATAGTGCTGCTTTACGCAACATGGAGATCTAGCGAAAGGGAGTTATCTATGATGAGAGCTTTGACTCTAAGTAACGAAATATTGAATAGATTGGAAAACATTTGCGAGAAGGTGAAGCAACGTTTGGAAAGTGAGCAGCTTGAACCTTTAGATGGTTTTCATATTGTCAAAAATAGACTAAAAAACAAGTTCAAGACTCATGCAAACAAACTTAAAAATACACCAAACGAAGAGGTTCAAAGAATTTTAAAGAGTCTCTCTCTGACGCCCTCGAATTTGAGAGAGTGCATCGAGAGAGAAGATGTCAACACTCAAGGTAAAAATAAAGGTTTTTCCTATGAAAATATCAATCACTTAAATGATTTAAATCACGCTATTCGTAATGAAATGAAAAAAGAGGCTATGTTTCACACCTCAAGAAACCGATATTTTTTTATCGTACTTGAAAGTCTTGCAGAGAATTGTGAACAATTACAATCACTTGATAAATTGAACAACGAGAATTCGGATTACTTGTCATCAGGTTACAGAGCGATTCGACTTGCCCTTGGAGATAAACTTTTGATGTTTTTGTATAATTATTATAAAGAGTCAATAGATATAAAAAACGAAGGCAGTAATCACTTATTAAAAGGAAGCCAGGGAAATATAGAAAAGCACCTAAAAAACTTAACTGAAAATTTGGAGACAAGTGCTACAAAAACTATGTAAACCACTTTCCACCCTCCCCTTAGCTCCATTTTTTTTTACACTCGCTCTAACGATTTGAACACGAGCGATGAGAAATAATGGAGCATTTGCCACTCCCTAAACCGCCGAAATCTTGTGTATTCAGACTGGTCCCCAATAGCCAGTTACACGTTAATAAAGCTAATAATGCAACAGAAGTATTCGACGACGAGGGCGCGTATTGGGAGTTTGAAATTGAGCTGAACAACGTGCCAGAAGCTGATGCGTTGGTGCTCGACGCGTTTTTAGCAAAACTGCGCGGCTCAGTCGGTGCGTTCCTAATGCATGACTATCGTTACGAGCAAACCGAGCTAACCACAAATGCCTATGTGAGTGGCTCGAATCAAGACGGCAATACATTGGCTGTTACTAACCTGCCAGCGGGCCAAATTTATGCTCGCGCTGGTTCTAAAATTCAAATTGGTGTTGGCGGTGCAGCTGAATTAAAAGTGCTGACCGAGGATGTTGTGCCAGCAAGTTACGGCGCAACAATGCTGCATTTTGAGTCGCCCATGCGTCGCATCCCTATGCATAACACCCCTGTTATTTTTTATAAGCCAGCGGGTGTATTTCGACTCGCTGACAACAAGCAAGGATTGGCCGATGCGCAGTATAAAAATGGCATTGTAACGAGCTGGCGCATCAAAGGGCGAGAGGCGTTTTAATGGAAGCGGTTAAACTCTCCCTTATTGATAAAATAGCCAACGGCAGAGCGCGCTACTTTGTACGTTTAAATTTGCCTGATGGCGATTTGCTATTACACACAGGTGTTGGCGAGCGCCGTTTTTTAGGTGGTACCTGGCATGGCTTAGGTGCACTTGGCCAAGTAAGCGAGATACCCGCCAACGACTCAAATACCGTTAGCAGCATTCGCCTGACGCTAACCACCCCAAACTCTGACATTTTGGGCGAAGTTGCCGCCAATGACCCTATCGGCTCACAGGTAGATATTTACCTCGTGAGTGTTGATGAGCATTACCGCGTTGACGAGTACCAGTTAATCGAGAGCGGCTTTATTGCTACGTGCGACACAGAGCGCGGTGCGCTGTCAAAAATAACTCTATCGGTTACGGGCGAGTCACAGCGATGGCAGCAGGCCCGTTTGCACCAACGTTGGAACGACTCAACACAAAAAGCACTTTACCCGGGAGATGAGTTTTTCTCAGAGCATGCATCAACGGTTGAGCATGTATTGCCCGATACACAACCAGGTAGGCGCGTGGGAGGTAACAGTGAAATCCGTCATCGCTAAGCTAGACGCCTATTTACAAAGCTGTGAGCACACTCCCTTTGAGTTGGGTGTGTTTGATTGTTGTTTGTTTGTAGCTGATTGGGTGAAGTATGTGCACGGCTTTGACCCTGCCCCAGAGCGTGGCACTTATACCACGTTTAAACAGGGTTTAAACATCATTAAACGTGACTTTAAACGCACCTTTGAAAGCCGTTTAAACGCAAAACCCAACTCTATAGGTTTTGCTACACGGGGCGATATTGCGCTGTGCAACTATGAGCGAGAATTGGTAGGTGGCATTATTGGCCTTGGTTGCGTGTATACCGTGTCTGATTATGGTGTAACAACCCTATCGCTTGATGCAGTCCGCTACGTTTACTCGTTGGGTGATATTCATGGGTAAGGTAGTTAAAGCCGTTGGTGATGCGGTTGAAAGTGTTTGGGATGCCACCGTTGGCGCGGTGTTTGACAAGTTATCGCCTAATATTGACCAGCCCGAGCAAGATACAGCCACGCTCGCTAAAGGGTTACAAAAAGGCATTGATAAACCGCGCCGCATAACATTCGGCCGCGACCGCGTTGGCGGTGTAATAGCGCACCAAGCCACCATAGAACGTGGCGAAAAAGAATTTATACAGCTCATTATTTTAATCAACGGTGCACCTATAGACGCGCTTGAAGATGTATATTTGGCCAACAAACCACTAAGCAACTATCCAAGTGACTCATACGACTACGAATTAGCAGATGGTCGTCATACTCAAGCTATCCCAAAAGCGGTGAAGCGCATGGCAGGCTGGACCGACAAACACGTGGGCAATGAGCAAGCCCATGTATACATAGAGTTTGAGAATAACCGTGATGTATTCCCCGATGGGATTAGCGACTGTGAGTTTTTAATACGTGGTGCTCGTGTTTGGGACCCACGCGACGCGAGCCAAAACCCAGACGATAAAAGTACCTGGAAGTGGTCACAAAATGCGGTGTTGTGCACGCTGCATTACGTGCGGTTCTACGGTGCGAACCACGTGCCAAATCAGCATTTACCACTCAATTGGTGGAAAGCGGCCGCAAACGTATGTGATGAGCAAGTACCCTACACCACCGCCAGCGGCCAAACTAAACATGAACCCCGCTACACCGTAGATGGCACATTTAGTTTTACATCCAAGCCCCTCGAAGTTTTGCAGCAGTTAGAGCGCAGTTTTGCGGGCAAAGTATTTAGGCAAATGGGCCAATGGTACGTGCGTGTTGGCGCATGGTATGGCAACCCGACATACACGGTCACTACTGCCGATATTCGCGGCGATGTGCAAATAAAATGGCATGCGGATTTACGCTCACGCGCCAATATAATGCGCGCTCAGTTTGTTGACCCAAATCAGCAGTATGAGCGCACAGACGCGCCGCCAGTGATAGCCGACGGGTATTTAGAAAAAGATGGCCAACAGCTAGAGCAAACAATAAACCTTCCATTCGTGCGCAGTAGCGCCACCGCGCAGCGCCTTGCAGCCATAGCCCTTGAACAAACAAGGCTCGGTGCAATAGAGCTGCCACTTAGACACGTTGGCCTACGTGCTGCGGTCGGTAGAACAATCAAAGTTAATATACCCGAGTATCACATAAACAATAAAACGTACCGCGTGGTTGGCCGTAAATTCAAAATTGACGGCGCGGTTACTTTAGAGTGTATCGAAGACAGCGCCGCGCTGTGGGAAGATGGTTTGGTGCCTGGCGTTAATGACTTAACACCAAACACCAACTATGTACCAGGACAGCTTAAACCAATCGAAACTCTAACCGCATCAGTACGCAGCGATGGCTACTATATGCTTACATGGAGTCATGACACGCCTGACGCAGTAATGCATTACACCGTTGATATTTACGTGATTGAGGGTGAGCAAAAACGCAGAATAGACAGGCAGCTCGTGAATTTTCAAACGGCATTGCTCTCAACGCTACAAGTGGGCGAATTTATTGCACAAGTGAAAGCCGTCAACGTGCGCGGTAAAGCCAGCGCCCCACACGCCATAGATTTTAAAATCGACATACCCCAACCACCGCAAGTGCTCGTTGATGTAAGTGACGTAAGCGTAACGCTTTCAGCAATATTGTTTGATAACACCCTAGGCACCAAAATCGAATGGCAATGGCTAGGTAGTGACGACGCGCCAGCAGAAAGCCCCATTGTGACATCTAACGTGTACACCAAAAATGGCCTGACTCCAAACACTACATACAAATATCAGTGCAGAGCCGTCAACAACGTGGGCGAAAGTGATTGGGTGGTACGTAGCGTAACCACCGAAGAAGCGGTAAAGCACATTAGGCTGTCTACCCTATCATTTGAGCTAACCCAAAGCCCGACGTGGACAGGCACAGGCATTGGCTGGACGCCTGCGAATCTATCTCACACTGTAAAAGCGGTACTGTATGACAAAGTAAGCAAAACCCTGCTTGCCTACCAAGCGTTTACTGTGACTTTGGATGACACCGTTGATGCACAAATATTCATTGAACAAACCGAAGACCGATTAAACAAAACAGAATTACCGTTTGAATTACTCATAGAAGAAAATGGCACCAGTTCTGTAACTGCCACGGTGTACTACGATGGTGAATCGGCCCGTCAAACATTTAGCGCAATCGGCGTAGGCCCAGGTGATTTAAAGGAAATAACCGAGCGTTTAGGTGAAATGGACGAACTTGCCGAATCGGTTTTAGAACAAGCATTAAATGCAGAGAATGTGTTTGATGCAGATTTAAAAAGTACGCTGCATTTAGAAGAAAAAACGGACATCACCAACGCCGTGATAAATGAAGCTGTTGCAGTACAAGCCAGTGAAAACGAGGTGATGGCAACTAAGATAAGCACGGTTAAATCTGAACTTGAAGAAAACAAAGCACAAATAACAGATGTAAGTCAGACCTTAGTTAATACTGAAAAAGCGTTAGCTACAAAGATAAGCACGGTTAAATCTGAAGTTGAGGATAGCAAAGCGCAAATTGTTGAGGTAAGCCAAACGCTTGCTACAGCAGAGCAAGCTATATCAGCGCAAATTACGCAGCTTTCTTCTACTGTGGAGGACAATCACGCAGAGATAACGACTTATTATATAACTAAAGCGGACTCAGAAAGTGCAGTGTCGCAAGCCAAAACAGAACTACAAAGCAAAGTGGCAAATAACTTAGCTTATCTGAATAACACCTTTTATACCGCAGCAACCACTGATGATGTTATTGCTTCTGAAACAAAGAAACTGCGTGCAGAGTATCAGGGTAACCATGCTGAAATAACTACTAACTATTACACAAAGAGTGCCGCGAATCAGGCTATTGCCGCTAAAGTAAACACTCTAAAGGCCCAAATCGGTGAAGACATTGCAGGGCTAAGTGAGGTGTATTTTACCAAAGTTGATAACGATGGCGCGTTGGCAAATTTTGTTCGTAATGTGAGTGTTACAACGGCTAGCGGCACAGCCAGCGTTTATAGCCATATGACAGCCCAAGCAAATAAACTTGGGCAGTTAGAGGGCCGTGTATCAATTGGCGTTGACGTAAATAACCAGATCACCGGTTTAGATATAACACCCGGGCGAATGCAGGTAAAAGCAGGCGTTTTTGAATTGTTGGATAACAGCAATAATCGCGCTGTGTATTTTGACTCTAGTGCTGGGCGTTATTCGTTCAAGGGGCATATTAACGCGACAAGCGGCTCATTTACGGGGCATGTTAATGCAACAAGCGGCTCTTTTTCTGGTTCTGTTTACGCAACAAACGGTACGTTCAAAGGTCGAGTTGAAGCTAGTAGCGGTTCATTCACAGGTCATATCAATGCTACAAGCGGGTCATTCTCAGGCAATATCTATGCGACTAGTGGGACTATAAATTCCGCAACGCTTCGTTCATGCACTTGGGATGCAGGCAATGGCAGCACGATTACCGCAAGCTCTGGTATGTTGGCTCTTCGACAAAATGGTGTAATCAATACTAGATTGCTAGCTAGTGGTGAGAGTTTTCACCGCAACATGTTTGTGTATAACAACGGTATATCTAATTCGACGGGTATTTACGTCAAATATCATAATTACGGTATTCAAGTAGACGCTGGAATATGGGCACTGTACGCACGTTCCGGTGAAATAGGCCCACACACCTCCGCGCATGAAACATTATTGCCAAAACAGTTAACCCCTGAGCCTGGCGATATCCTCTGTGATGATGAGTTAATGCACATTGCCAATATCTCCAACGCCATTTGTACAGCAAAGCTTTCAAGTTCACCGATGGATGTAACGGCTCGTGGAGTATACACCCGCCGCCGTACTCTCACAGACTCACAACCTGCTGGGTTAGTTGGCTTTGATGAATGGGAGCAGCTCGCGTATCTGTACGATGTGGCAAGCATCAACGCTGGCGGTGAAGGCGCTATGAACGTGTGCGGCGAAGGTGGCAACTTGCAAACAGGCGACCTGATTTGCTCAAGTTCAATGCACGGCAAAGGCATGCGCCAACCCACGCAAAGCGAAGAGCGGTATACAATCGCACAAGTGCGGCACAACGTCACATTCGACTCCCCCGACCAAGTGAAAATGGTCGCAGTAATCTACAAACGAGGTTAATCATGGCTTATTCCATAGGCACAATCTCAATACAACAAAACAACGCAATCATCACTGGCACAAACACGCTATTTGAGCGCGTAGCCAAAGCGCAGGTAGGCGATTTGCTCTACGTTAGAGCCAATCAGCAAGACATGATGTTACAAGTGGTTGAAGTGCAGAGCGATACTCAGTTAAAAGTTGCATTGCTTGATGGCCAGCCGTTTTTGCCCACGTTCAGTGCAAACGGCCTAGATTACGGTTTAGTGCAAAATTTTACTGCCACAACCACGGCTAAACTGGCAAAAGGTATTGCTGATTTACAAACCAAATGGCATCTGCGCGAGAGCCAGTTAACAGGCTGGTTTGCAAGCACCGATGACAGCTACTCAATCACCAATTTTTTAGGTGAGCAAACGGCGATTCCAACACCTACAAAAATTGCTGAGTTAGCACAGGTGGCCATGAATGCCAGTAGTGACCTGTCTACCATGGCGCAAGCTATCGAGGCGAACAAGCAAAGTTTGGCAACGGTTGAGCCGCGCATTGTTCACTTTGATAAGGCTTACCCGCTGGTTATCAGCGCCAGCAATAAAGTAACAACTAAGCACGATGAAGTGGTAACGGCACATAGTGACGTTATTGCGAAATCGAACGCGGTGGCAACTCAGGCGCAGCAAGTAAGCAATGCACAACAAGTCGTGTTTGAGCTAAAAGCAGATATAAAGCAAACCGCGCAACTAGTTGAGCTTGATAAAACCCACAGTCAAGCAGCAGCGGCTATTTGTGCAGCCGCGCAAGCACAAACACAAAGCGATGTACAAAGTGTTAGCGCAGATAAAACAGCGGTTGAACAGCTCAAGAGGGACCTACTTACGCTCAGCGATACGCTTAACAATTCGATGGCAAATGCGCAGCAGCAAATAGCAAGCCAAGCACAGCAAACACTAGCACAGGCAACGCAGGCGCAAGCTGGCATTGAAAGCGCCACAGTTGATGCTAAAAACGCGGTGGCACGCACAGCCAACACGTTTGCAAGGCAAACGGCATCGACAGAGCAAAGCACCCAGCGTCATGCATTTAATGCCATGAGTGCGAGCAATCAAGCGCTCATAACACACGATAAAGTGATGCAAGCCTCTGTAGATATCAATCATGATTTATCGCATTTTGCTCAACTTAAAGACTCAGTAATTGATGCCAATGCCGCAGTGCAAATATCAGCACAAGCCGTATCACTTGATGCGCTACACAGTAAAGCCAATGCCGCACTGAGCGCTTTGGGGGCCAGTATGCTAAGCGAGCAAAACGCCAAGCTTAATACTGCGCTTAATGGCTTACTAAACAACTCCCTGACGTCTAACCAAATCAACGAACTATTCCCTATTTAAAACGAGGCAATGATGAGTACAGAACTCAATAATGCGGTTACTGCATTGCAAAACGTAACAGACAAGCATGAGCAGCTAAATACACAATATCAAGGCACTCATGACGCCCTAGCTAGCAATACAAAAGCTATGATGGATTGGCAAACCCAAGCGGGTACAGTCGAGTTGACCGACCAAAACGGCAACAAACACCCAACGCCCACGCTAAAAACACTAGTTGAACAAGCGCAAAGCGTGAACCCTCACCCAGAGGTAATGAGCAAAGCCCAGTTTGATGCCCTGCGCCAAATGCGTAAACAGCAATATGCGGGTTCAGGGTTTGTAGAGTGGGGTAAGCATATACATAATTCACTGTGTGATTCTGTAAATGAAGGTCTTTGGACATGGCTTGACCGTAGTAACACCATTTCAATTGGGGTAGCTAGTTCCGATGTGGGCGGTCAAGGCATTGCAAGCACTAAAAAAGGGGTCGCTGTAATTGATGGTGTTATAACTCAACTTTCGCAAACTGCACACCCTCACTACGTTATGATGCTAGCACCTCCTGCTCCCGACGGTACCAAAACCTATGACTCAACAACAGGCACTGTAACCAAACATAGCAATGCAGAGGTGGCTTTTGCATCAGAGACTGACACCAATAAAGTCATCACCTCACGTAAAGACTTGGTGTTTTTAGAGTCATGGCATGAAAAAATTGCCGACAAAGATGTGGTTTACCCACTGGGCAACGTGCAATACGGCGCAAGTGGTTATCAAGATATACCACTGCTCAATAACTTGGTTGCACAAGGCTACTCAGCCTTTGGTGAGTGGGATGAAAATACCAAAGGTTATGGCGTTAAATGGTCAACACTCACCGATGAGCAAAAAGCCGTATTTTTAAGCGAGCCAGAGCATAATATTTACTTTGACCCAAAAGCCAAAGCGTATATTCAAGTTAGGTATAGAGTACGGGTCGTTGAGGGGCTTGGAGATAATTGGGCGCATTTGAATGATCAATCAGGGGCGAGTTCATTTGAGCGGTATTTGGGCTATGGCCGAGGTCAAACTGGTAATGTTGATTTTATCGCCCCGCGAGGAATTGCGAATTTTGTTGTTGATTGGGGAGCTGACTATCCGGTATTTGCAAACTCAAGTGGAACTTGGTTTGCATCAGATTCACCAAAGTGGGCTGAGAGTTCAACAGGCCAATTTTCTGTAGTGGTAAACGGAGGCAATGCGCATCCAAGTGCCGCCCATGATGGGAAGTGCCACGCAGTCCCAATCGCCTTAGTTCAACGCTTAAACCAAGGTGCATTCCACCCAGTTTATAATCCTATGGGTTGTAGAGCGTGGGCTGTGGTTGGAATCAGTCTTAATCTTAAATGGCACTCAAATGGAGTTGCTGGTTCAATTACATCTACATCACGTTGCTTTGAAGCACAAAATCTAGGGAGTGAGCCAACACCTACAGCACGTTCAGGGTATATAGGTGCAGAAGATGCTGAATCTGGCCGCCCAGACCAATACAAATACCACGATGCTATCTATGCTGGCCAAGTAGAAGATTTACGCCTAAATGCTAATAAACTAGATGTAAACCAACTGCGTGAAGACAGCATGCGTAAAGCTGTGGCGGGCACATTACGTGGAAGAGGCAAGCAACTATTTACACAATTTAAATCTTTGGATGCGTTTTATTTTAGTAGCTTCAACAATAATTCAAATGTTTACTTCCGAGTTAATAGTAATGGTCAGGGAGACCTAGTTGATTTTGAATCTATGGGGTTTCAAATTGGGGAGTCAGTCATGGTTTGGCAGCCTTCGACAGGATATGTTGGCTATGGCGCGTTAACTAATCATACAGGTCATTTAGCGTTACACCATTCACCAAATGCACTTGGTAAGCTTTCGGGGAGTTACACAAGCCACTTAAACCAACAGGAGCGATGTTACATTGCTCATGTTTTTGAGTTTGCAACGTTCGACTCACTCCCTTGGGTAGATATTATTGGAGACCCAGAACAGATTGCCGCGACTTTCCCAGATGGTGTAGTTGGACAGTGGATCCCAAAACTACCGACAGGGTTAACAGAAAGTTTTGCGGCAAATCGAAAAGTAACAGGTGCTCAGCATGGCGTATTGACGTTGGATAACGGTGCTTCTTGGGCTGTGACATCATCGACATTTAATAGCGTAAGAAATGACTTTACAAACAACATAGAAGCAAACCGCGTTCAGCTAATGCACTACGAGTCTCTTTCAAGTTTTACTGAATCAGAAACAAGCTCTAGTGTGTCAGGTTCTTTGGATGATGTATATTTCTCCGCAGATTATTCATTAACTCGAGGCAATCGGTTGATGGGCTCATTGTGTTCTACTGTGGGCAAGTCGGATCAAGCTTCAAAACGCTATGGTAATGTAAAAGCTATACAATCAGCTGTAGATAAAAGCGGTAAGGTAATCTCAAATGAGTACTCACCGACTCACAACGAACTAGGAATCGGTGCGCCTAGACATGATTCAGAGGCATTCAAAGCACTACCAACAGTTATAGAAAAAAATGGCTTACTCTGCCTGCAATTCCACGGCGCAGTGCTAAAACACAATGGTACGGATTGGGGCGATGATCAAACTATTCCAATTGTAGATGGTGAAAATGTTAAAACCGACCTTAACGGCAACACAGTAAAAGTATTTTGCCATCACACCCAATTTCCTATTGGTATCGCATATAACAACTAAGGCCTACTCATGACTGAACATACAATCGACGCAACTGAAATGCAAACATCTACAGTTACTTACGCTGACGTTGCCACTAAACAAATGCTTCGACATCCAGCCGAGCAAATCCAAGCCACGCTTGAGCAAGCAATTACACAAGAAGAAGCTGAACACACGCAAGCCCATGCACAGTGGCAAGCATCATTGGCTGATATTCAAGCGCAGATTGAACAGGCCCAAGCGCACAACGCTGCAAACCCTGACGAGCCTGTCGCGGTTCCCGAGTTGCCAGAAGAGCCTGTGATTGATATGGCAAAACGCCGCGCATGTTATGAAGTCAAAAACGTTGAGATAGATTTAGAGCTCACAACCGAAGCACAAGACGCGCACATTGTTTATGACGATGAAGCGTTGATTGCCTATCATCACCCCAAAACCATCGCCCACAACGCGGAACATATTGAAGCCGTAAAACGTGAGCGCTTCAAAGCACAACGCGCTGCAAATGTCGCAGCTATTACAGTTGCTGTTGATGATATGGTTTTTGATGGTGACGAAGTAAGTCAAAGTAGAATGGCAAGAGCTGTGTTATTAATGTCCGATACGGACACTCAGCTTTGGGTTTTAGCTAATAACGATATTGTTGAAGTAACTTGCGAGCAGTTGAAACAAGCTTGTGTTTTAGCTGCACAGAAACAATCGGAACTTTGGGTTGAATGA